GTCGGCTTCGTCCGCAGCGCAATATACGCAGAGACCTTTTGGTAAAACTAAATTATCTGCTAAAAGTTTTAAACACTTATAGCACTCAATCTTTTTTGTCATTGCTAGGCTCTAAATATTTAGCATCCACCCCGGCCATTTTTAAAAGTTCGTCGTCAGATAGCTGTTCGAGCTGTCTTATATTATCTACATTTATATTTATTTGTGTTGCGTTATCTGGAGTAAATAAACCGTGAAGTTTACATAAAGAATCTACTACGTTTTTTTCTTCTGTAGAATTTGCAGATTTTCTATGCGCTTCTAAGTACATAACAGTAGCAGTAGACTTATCGAAGTTTACTTCTTCTCGCATTTCTTTACGTAAGTACTCTACCGCTTTTGCAATCTTGGGTCGTTTAAAAGCATCGTACACTGCATCGACGTTATTGTACCCCGCTGCACGGCCGGCGGCTGCTTTACTCATACCACGCACATGGAAAAGAACCAATCTTTCTTCTTGTACGGAAAGTTCATTTAGTTTGATTCCAGCATACGGAAAGTGAGATTGCAGTTGTGCACGGTCCTCGGCCGTTACTTCTGTATTTATTTCTTCTTTTAATAATGACATATAAACTAGGATTATATTAGTAAAATATATAGTTTGTCTAATATAAAAATTTTATCAGAAATTTTTTTGTGAAAATTTTTTTGTAAATCGCTGACGCATTGGGGTCCCACCCACAGATTTTGCACCCCCTTCCCCTTTTTGCATTTCTGTAACTTCTGACATATATACCAACTTTTGGAACCTTGTTTTGAATTTTATTATCGTCGCGACGCTGAGCCCGCTCCTCTGGCTAGAGCACAATATCCCGCTGTAGCGGCATATTGTACTTTTTATTTTTGGGCGCCTGAAGGCGCAAGCCTACGCATGGGTGTATTTTAATTAACTAAGGAGTTTTATTATGGATACTACAATTAAATATGCTTATATTGAAGCACAACTAGCACGTATTGATGAAATATTTGCTAATGCATCTCAAGAAGAGCTTGAAGATTCTTGGCAAGGTGACAGCGACTTGTATCAATTACAAGAAGAACGCCACTATTGGTTAGATTTAGCTATTTTCAAAGCATTAAAAGAGCATGAATCAGGCGCCTGAAGGCGCAAGCCTATGTATAGGTGTATAGGGCTAGTTCGGTTTGTTCTAGTTCGGAATACGCTAATTAATTTACTTGGAGAATATAATATGAGTAATGAGATTAAATTTGGTGATGATATAGAATATATGTCATTTTCTTTTACACCACTTATTGACGGTAAAAGTCAATATAAAGATAAAGTAACAGGTAATACTTTATTTTCTACAGGCGACAGAGTTACTGTTGCGAATATTAACCCTACCAAAGCAAGAAAATCTGCATTAGGCAGTGTCCCATTTGGTATTGGACTTTATATCCATGAACAGCAAATGCTACATCGTAGCGCTGGATTGGAAATGCAGTTCTGGTTAAACATTAGAACTAAATCTGGAGATACTATCACCACTCCAGTATCTAATGAAGAAGCGGGGGATTTACTAAATGTCTAATCCCTCTAATCCAACAGTCGTCGGCATCACTAAAGATGTCGTCGGCTTAGCTGGCAAACTAGTTAAATTATCTTTCAAAGGTATCGGCTGGACTGCTAGAAAAGCAAATAACGTCGTTGACTTTGCGGTTGACGCTACTAAAGAAGGGTTCGTTGAACCATCTGATAATCCTAAACCTACTCAGCTTGAGTTCGACTTTAGGGGGGCAGATGGCAATGAGCAAAATAAGTAACCCTGACACTACCGAGCTACATCGACAATTAGCTCATTATAATCACATGTTCAGTAAATATACGAACTACTGTATGCATCTCAAAAATAAAAGCAAAGACTTTAGTCAATATAAGAAACTAGCTTATAGATACCTTGATTTACATACAGCCACTCTACATAAACTGAGAAGTTTATAGTATCTTAGATACCGAAATATCCAACGTAAATTGCTATTAATTGCTAAGGGGGGTATTTCGGTATCGTCCTTTTTTTTATACCAGGAGTATGTCAGCGCAAGCGCTGGTTTTTTATATGCGCGAAAGCGCACCAAAGGGAGACCCTTTGGAATCCCCTGATTTACTGGTGTGCCCTTTACCCCTGGTCCCCAAGGACCTACTGGTGTGCTGGTGTGCACTACTATCATCAACTACTATCATCGCGAATGCGATGTATCGTTGGAGGAACGCGGTCCATAAATTTGTGTACCACGTGTACCGGGGGTTTGCCCCCATCCGGTACACACTGCTGGTACACAAATATTTACCTAAAGACTGCGGTCTTTGGCGTGCCGGAAGGCAAAGTGGTACCGCGGTACCGGCTATTTCATACGCGAAGGTAAATACAATCGAACGTCGACCGTCGAACATGAATCATTTTTAAATGTCATTTTAAGTGGTACCGTGGTACACACCTCTCTATCCCTTATTCTTATGCCTTTTTTTGTGTACCACTATGCCGGTACACAACTGGTACCAGCGGTACACAATTACAACCTTACAACATTACAGGCGCGCAGGAGCGCGCAAGCCTACTTATTTGTGAATTATTTATTATGTTATACTACAAGGAGAATAACTATGAGTTTTGAAAGAGATAAACAATATGACAACACAATCCTTCATGGGTTGAAAACAAAACGAACACCGGCTTTAAAGCCAAACCAAACTAATATAAAGAGAAAGAAAGATAGGAAGTCAAACCTATCTGCTTCTGTTTATGAAACTAAACCATCAGCTAATATCCCTAGACATAGAGTATCAGAAACTATATTTAGAAGTGCTGAGATTATGAACAAGAGGAGTTACCATGGGTAATAAAATAGATATAGATATATTGTCTGATATAGTTTCAGAAGATACTTTAGAAGAATATGACAAAGCAAGAGCTATCGTAGCTCATATAGGCGAGGCTTATCCTGCCTTAAGCGTCGACATTCTATCTAAGTTGACTATGCTTGTTGCTTTGCAATATGACATGTCTGAAGAAGCATTGGAAAAGTACATGGAGTGCTTACGCAAATACATGGAAATTGGCTTTACTTTGAAAGACGAGTTTGAACAAACTAATCAACTAACCAAAACAATTCACTGATTTCCCTGTCTGGGCAAATCCATGAGCTGTTTACCTAGTGACGGCGTAATCGAGTTAGATGTGCGTGACGCTTCCTGGTCCAGATATCCACAGGGTTAATTCATAGACAGGAGCTAATCTAACACACTAGGTTTTTCACTAACCTACTAATTGTATTTTTACAGGAGTTAAATATGCATACAATAAGTCCAAATGTCTTAAAAGACGAAATTAAAATTAATATGAGGTCTGGCCTCAATACTATGATTTGGGGTGCCCCCGGCATCGGCAAATCAGAAATACCACAGCAAGTAGCAAGCGAACTTGACATGCCATTGTTAGATTTTCGTGCCAACTTGTTCGACCCAGTCGATGTGCGTGGTATCCCATATCTTAAACAGCAAGATATAAACTCTCAAAAGTTTACGTCTTGGGCTGTGCCAGATGTGTTCCCAATGTTAGAACGTGACGGTAACAGAGGTATTCTGTTTATCGACGAGCTACCAACTGCACCGCCAGCAACTCAAAACGCATTCTTGCAATTGTTGCTGACTAGACAAATCGGTGATTACAAAATGCCAGATGGCTGGTGTATTGTTAGTGCCGGTAATGAACTAACTGATTCGGCTTCGGTATATCAAATGCCTAGCCCAGTTAAAAACAGACTAGCTCACTACAAACTAGAGCCAACACTAACTGACTGGGTTGAGTGGGCTCATGCTAACGATGTTGATGCTAACGTTATTGCTTTTATTCAATACAGACCTAACTTATTGAATTCATTCAGTGCTGACGATTATGCATTTCCAACACCACGTTCGTGGTCCTTTGTTAGTAAGAAACTAGCAATGCAACCTGACAACGTAGACAATGATGCTATTTTTTATGGTGTATCATCATTAGTCGGCGATGGTCCAGCAGGCGAGTTTATTGCTTTTAGAGAAATTGCAAGTAGCTTACCTGATGTTGATAAACTTATCGAAACACCTAGCTCTTACAAAAGAGATGACAATCCAGCGCTTTTGTATGCTTTATCAACTGCTGTCGCAACGAGAGCAACCGAAGACACCATAGAAAACATCATGAAACTTGCCAAGAAGATTCCTGTTGAGTTTCAAGTAATATTAATGAAAGGTATTTTCACAAGAAGCCCTGAACTAAGAACTCACAATGTTATTAAAACATGGCTTCAAGAAAATTCACACATAGCATAGGAGATAAATATGGCTACAGTAAGAATGTCACAAAGACATATAGCAAAAATGGTAGATAACGCAGCCTCAAAGTTTGAAAAACAAAACCAAAAAAAAGAGTTCCCTGCAACAGCAGGTGATACTTTTGTTAGTGAGTACGACCTTGTAGGTAAAGCACAAGCTACTCAAAAACATCTAGAAGAAACTTGGGGTTCTTTTGACAACTTTGACACTACAACAATGAGAGTTAGCGCGATTGATTTGCGTAGTACGTTGGATGATGACGATTATCATACAACTACTTTTACGCTTCCTTTGACTTCTAATATACATCTTCCTAGTTGTTTTAGCAGAACCTATGGAACTTTTAGTATCTCAGTTAAACCTGACAATCCAACATTTGTTAAATGTTATGAGATTGACCAGCATAACAAAAGAGTAAAGAATGAGTTGTACGCTTTTAAACGAGATTTACGTGAGACTTTAGAACAATTTACCACGTTAAATCAAGCACTTAAAGCTAGTGACAATGCTTATTCTGGTATTGTTCCTCATGCTTCAATGCAACGAGTTATGGAGAAAGACGACAGAAAGAAAAGAGAACAAGAACTTGCTGAGATTGCTCAGAAAGATATCTCTACTCTTCAAGAAGTTTTACTTACTGACTCATTGTTGGGAGATGACTAATGTATTACGAACACGAACTACAGGAAGCTAAAGAGTTACCTAAAAATGGGAAACGACTTACTCATTATTCTTTTATAAGATTAATAAGTGTTTCTGATGACTTTAAACTTCCACCTTTAGAAATTGAGTTAGGCGACTTGTTTAAGATTTACTTTGGAACTGGCACTGCTGGTTTCTTAGTAAATCAAATTTACAAAGATACGCGAAATAACATATTAGTTAAAGGTTGTAGATTGCATCGTATAAACGAAGCTCCAGAAAAACAATGGTTTGCTACTAATACTCTTTTAGTAGAAGTTCCTAGGTTAAATTGGGAGCCTTTGCGTTTTACACCTAGTTATACACTAATGAATTTTAAAGAAGGTTTAACTTCAGAAACTGTAGATTACTTACAAGGAAAACTATGAACTCATTATTTATAAAAGCTAGAGCAAAGCTTATACTTGATAACCCTTTCTTTGGTACTTTGTGTTTACGTCTTAAACCTGTTGAAACAGATGAAATGCCAACCGGTGCAACCGATGGTGTTAGTCTGTTTTACAACCCCAAATGGTTTGAGAAACTAAAGGAACTAGAAAGGATTGCTTTTCTTGCTCACGAAGTTATGCATGTTGTTCTTATGCATCATACGCGTAGAGAAGCACGTGAACCTGAGAAATGGAATGTTGCTGCTGACTATGCTATTAACAACCACCTAGTAAAAGAAGGTTTCTTTTTACCTGCTGGTGGTTTGGTAGATGAACAATACGATAACATGTCGACCGAGCACATTTATTCGTTGCTACCTGACCAAGATAGCGATAAGTTAGACCCTGGCAATTGTGGCGGTGTACTAGACCATCCAACAGCAAACAATAAAGATTCTGTTGGTGCAGTCGAAGCATCTCTAACTGTTGCAATTAACCAAGCTGCCGAAGCTGCCCGCACTTGCGGTAAACTTTCTTCAAACATGGAGACGGTTGTTGGACAAGCGGTAGATGCTAAAGTTAATTGGAAAGCAGTACTAGCAAGGTTCTTACGTTCCCACAACAAAGCAGACTTTACTTGGCAACGTCCTAACAGACGTTTTATAGGTAGAGGCATGTATCTTCCTTCTATGCATAATCCCTGCTTAGAAGAAATAGCTGTCATATCTGACACATCTGGCTCTAGAACAGATGAAGAACTCAATCAAGACCTTTCGGAAATATCGTCGATATTACGGGACTTGAATCCAACTAGCGTACACTTTATACAATGCGACGCAGAAGTTAACGATGATACAGAGTACACACGAGAGTCTCTGCCATTACGTGTAACTTATCGCGGTCGTGGAGGGACAAGGTTTTCTCCAGCTATAAAGCACGTCAATGAAAAACACCCTAATGTTCAAGCATGCATATATCTTACAGATTTAGAATGCGATGACTTTGGGGATAAACCAAACTACCCAGTTATATGGGTAACAACAATACCAGGAGAAGCACCTTATGGAGAGATTATCCAAATGTAAATCTTATTTTAAAGATTACATTCAATCACTACTTGTCGGTAGCGCAGTGTTGATAGGAATTACAGCAGTAGTTGCTAGCATCCACGCTTCTGTCGTCATGGCTTTAGCTTTTATAGCTATTAGCTTAATTTTATACATTATATATAGGAGTTAACTTATGCATAACATAGTCGCAGGACTTACAACAGCATTATGGATTTTAATCGAGCTTATACAATTTGCGTATATGGCTTATCTTTATTGGAGGAACCAACAAAATGATACTAATAGGAATATTCAGCGCTCTGGGTTTACTACTGCTAGCGCTTAAAGCAGGTGGACGTAAAGCTATTGGACACGATGTGTTTGTAGATGTACTGATTACAGCTACTTTACTAGTGTGTTTTTATGGCACTTTCGCAGGTATGGCCGCCGCTATGGTTGGCGGTCTAACTGCATCATTGATTTTGTTCGTTATGAAGAAAACAATGTGGCACGAACGTCTTATATTTAGAAAGAAACAAGTTTCTTTTTGGCGTTTTAATATTAATAAACCTGTTGCTACTTGGGAACGGGTTTACCCTAGAGGTAGATAATGGCTAGTGAAAAAGCAAAAGAAAAAGCTCATGACAAGCTTTATCAAGACCTAAACAATGCAAGTCACATTGCATTAGACACTCTAGACCCTTTGCATGTTTTAGCATCGGGTCTAGATTATTTTTTAACATCAGCATATGCGTCTGCACCTACTGTTGCAGATGCTAATGCACTTATAAAAGCTACTGTAAAAAGAGCAAAGGAGGAAAACAATGGCTAGTGTACCTATGTCACAAACTTTACGTGAACAAATAGCAGATAACTATAAAAAACAATTGTATAGAACTTTACGAAAAGAATATAACGTTCAAAAAGCAATTGATTCTATTATCCCTATGTTGACTGATGATTTTGATTACAAAAAAGCAATTCAAATGAATAAAGAATATATAGAACTTGCTAAAAAATTAAACACAAAGTACCCAAGTAGAAGTTCTTATCATAAATCTTTTCCTGATTTGATTTTTTCAACTACTACAAAGTTGGGTTTAGTTTGTAATCCAAACAGACCCATAGACGATAATTTAACTTATATTCATGATTGGCAGTTTCCTTATGATGTTACCCCTCATGGTGAATCAGAAAAAGAAACACGTAGTAATCAGTATGTAGATGGTGATATAGGCGTAAAAATAGAAGATTTAGAACCTTTTTATATGCCATATAGCACTGACTTAGAATACACTAGTTGGAGGAGTAACGACTATGCCCCTTATTCACATAACGCTTTGGTTATTACCGACCCTCAGCTTTGTGCTCTTTTCTCACCTATAGGTGAAATAGAACAAAAAGTAGAAGCTTCTTTAAAAACTTTTACAGCATGGTTAGACGGTGTTACTACACTTAAAAAGTTCCTTGATGAAATATCAGGTGGCTTAAATCTTGTTCCAGAAGAGTACAAACAAAGACTGACTGCAAAACCAAAGAAAGCTAAACCATCTAAACTACCAGATAACGCAATTCCTGAATCATTGAAAAATTCATTGAATGAAGTTATCCTAGAAAACAAATTGTTAGGGGACTAATATGACACAAGTAGAAGAAAAACAATGGCAATATAATTCTGACTACTCATATGAAGCTAATATGAGTAACTGGATTGACGCTGTAAATTTTGAACGAAGTCGACATAATGAAGCTGTACTTCCGCAAGCTATTGCAGAAATGAAGTTTCAAGAAACTTACCCAAGGAGTGAATATGGGAGCTCTTAAATCAGCTATGATGGATATTGGTTATTTTGTATTAGACCAACACGACCTAGAAACCGGCATATCTTTAGCAACACAAAAATACACTATGTCAGAAGATGATGTAAAAATGTGTGTTTTGTTTGTAGAAGCTTATGATGGCTCTTGGTCAGATTACATTGAAGAATGTATATCTAGAATGCCAGCTATTCATTAATCTAACATGCCAAGGAGTGGCATTAGTATAGCCCAAGATTCGGTGTCCCGGCTTGGGCTATGCGCTTTTAAATTAAGCTACTGTAATCCAAATTTCTAATGTACCAGTTGCTACATCAGACCCTGGTGCTACTGCACAAGTAATGTCTATTGTATCATCAGCACTATAGGTTTTAGGTACTACATTTGCGTCTTGGTCGTCGCCACCGCCTGCTTGTCCACATGTTGAGCCATCGATGTAGTAATCTGCATCGTCGCCATCACCAACATCCCAAACAAGGCCGCTTCCGCCATCAAGGTCGCTAGACTTAATTTTTACGTTATGCACTGTCTCACCAGCAAATACATCTACCATTTTGTAAATGTCAGCTGCGTTAGGTGCTGCACTTATAGTAATCTTAGCGTATCTAACACCTAAAGCTCCACTTGGGAACGGTTTAAATGCTTGATTTCCAGATACCATGTCACTTGTAAAAGTTGCCATAATTTCACCTTTAGTTGTTATGTCACCCAAAATTAGGTAACATCTATAGTCATAAAGACAAAACCACATTTTGTCAAATTTAATTAAGGAGTAATTAAATGCCACCATCACATGTATATGTAAAGCGCAACCCTGTGCATCCTTATACATATAATAATCCAGATGATTTACCTTACATACAATGGAAGTATGTAAAACTTTCTACTGCTTACAGTATGTACACCAGTAAGCAGATAGGTTGGGAACGTGCAAAGCGTTCCGAGTATGAAGAATGGTGTACAAAAATGAAAAAGTTCAAGGAGGAACTATGAAACAAGTATTTACAATGTTAGGTGGCTTAAGAAAAGCCATGTCAGAACTAGATAATGCAATACCAGATGTTGCATTTGACTACGACTTAGATGCCTCACACATAGACGCAGTATGGGATGAGATAGATAAAGTAGAAAAACAAATAGACGAGGGGAAACTATGAGCGACAAACAGCTTATTACTAAATTACTTAACAGCATAATAGATGACGTAGAAGAAGGTAACTACGAAAACTTAGATTCTTTACTCAGATTATTAATTGCTTTTGAAATACCAAGAAAGATTATGGAAGACCATGTAGGAGTTTACGATGAAACAAGAA